GTAACATCTTTTCAATTACTCAAAGATTAGAGCAGCAAGGTCATAAATTGGTTGATATTAGTGGACAGGCGTTTTATCAGGCATGTGGAGAACTTGCCGACAGTCTGACAAATAATCGAATAGTTCATAGCGGTCAGGAATCTTGGGTTCAATCTATGAATAATTGCGCAAGTAAACAAAATGACTCAGGTTGGAGAATTATTCGCAGAAAATCAGCCGGAGATGTAACAGCAAGTATTTCGACGGCAATGTGTGTTCATTTATTAAGTAAACCAATTTCTGTTCCAATGATCTACGCATGACGGTCAAAAGTGATATAATTCTCTAATGGGATTTTTCCGCGATTTAATCGGCGTAACACCAAAAACAGATATTAAGGCTCAATTAGCCCCTGCGGTTATGGGCGACCCTTTTAATTATTACACACCGCTTTCTGCATTTACAATTGACCGTGCTGAGGCTATTACCGTTCCTGCATGTCAACAAGCAAGAAATATAATCTGCGGAATTATTAGTGGCATGGAACTTTCTACTTATTCAAAAGCAACTGGAGAAGAAATACCAAACTTGCCTTGGGTAAATCAATTAGAAAAAAGCGCGCCTAACAATGTAACGCTTAGTTGGATTGTTGATTCACTTATTTGGTATTCGGTAGCATATCTACAAGTGGTTGAGCAGTATGCGGACGATCTGCGACCTTCACGATTTGAATACATTAGAAATTCAAGAGTAACTGTTGAATTAAATAAAAATAACACTTTTGTCGATCAATACTTTGTTGACGGAAATTCAGTACCAATGTCAGGAATTGGCAGTTTGGTTACAATACAACTAGGTAAAGACCCACTTCTTACTTCAGGCGCAAGAATACTTAAATCAGCAGTTGATTTAGAAAAAGCAGTTTCAATTGCTTCGGCAACTCCGCAACCTGCCGGCATACTTAAAAATAACGGTGCAGATATGGGAGAAAAAGAAGTTGCTGGATTATTGTCTGCTTGGCGTCGCGCTAGAGACACAAGATCAACAGCATATTTAACTGCAAGTTTAGAATATCAGCCAACAGCATTTTCTCCAAAAGATATGATGTATGTGGACGCACTTCAAAACAGCGCCGCTCAAATTTCAAGATTATTTAACATAGACGCGTTTTATTTAAATGCGGACATGAATAATAGTATGGTTTATCAGAATATATTAGATAACAGGCGTCAACTTGTTTCTTTTACGCTTGCGCCTTATATCCAAGCGATTGAAAAAAGATTTTCTTTAGATGATCTTTCTCCAATGACTCAAGAAATCCGTTTTGACATTGACTCAGGATTCTTAAGAACTGACCCAATGGAAAGACTTGCAGTAATTGAAAAGATGTTACAACTAGAACTAATAACTGTTGAACAAGCGAGAGAAATGGAAGAATTAAGCCCAAATGGAAATAATTAACTTTAGCGCAGATTTAGAGGCTTCAGAATCACGCAGAATTATTGCAGGTAAAATCGTTCCCTTCGGTGATGAAATTGGAAACACAAGCGCCGGTAAAGTTGTATTTGAAGAAAACTCAATTCAAATAGATGACCCTAAAAACATAAAATTATTGTTAGAGCATGACGCAAAAAAACCTCTAGGTCGCATGAAAAGCATGGTTGAAGATTCTTCAGGAATTTTTGCTGAGTTTAAAGTTTCGAATACCACTCGTGGAACTGACAGCCTTATTGAGGCAAGCGAAAATCTTCGTTCCGGTCTGAGTGTTGGAGTTGAAGTTATTAAAGGAAAAAATAAAGACGGAGTTTATCGCGTAAGCGCGGCTCGTCTAATTGAAGTTTCGCTAGTACAGGCAGCAGCGTTTAAATCTGCTGAGGTAACAAGCGTTGCTGCGTCTGAAAATACAGAGGCAGTTTCAACCGAAAACAAAACAGAAAATGAGGAAATTGTGGAAAACACAAACACCGATACACCTGTTGCGACTGAGGTAGTAGAGACCCCTGCGGTTGAAGCCTCAAGACCAACAGTACAGGCAGCAGTTTATACAAAGCCTCGCATTGCACCAATGACTTCAGGACAATACCTTGAAGCAACTATCAAAGCAGCAATGGGTGATGAGAACGCTCGTCAAACAATTCTTGCAACAGATGACACTACAACTAACACCGGTCTTACACTTGCACCACACCTAACTGAGTTCATTACAAATACACTTGATGTTCGTCCTTCAATTGACGCAGTATCTCGTGGCGCACTTCCAACTTCAGGTATGTCATTTACAATTCCTAAGTTAACAACAGCGCCAACAATTGATTCAAACTCAACAGAGGGCGAAGCACTTGGCGGTACTGAAATGGCTTCAGGTTATATTACAGTTGATGTTAAAAAAGCAGCCGGCTTACAGACAATTTCATGGGAATTGCTAGACCGGTCATCTCCTATTTTTTATGACGAGTTAATCCGTGAGTTAAATCGTGCATACGCAAAAGCAACAGACGAAGCAATGTTCACACAATTTATTACAACAGGAACTGCTGGAACTGCTGTTGCAACTGCCGACGCAGACGGACTGCAATCATTTATTGCAACTGAGGCTGCTGCTGCTTATGCTGCAACAGGTGGTTTTGCAACTAACCTAGTTTCAAATAGTTCATGGTGGACTGTTCTACTTGGTGCGCAAGATTCAAGCAAGCGTCCAATTTACGCAGCCGGTAATCCTGTTAACAACGCAGGTATTTCATCACCAACTTCAGTAGTTGGTTCAGTATTGGGTACAAATCTTTATGTTGACCCATTTATTGGCTCAGGAACAGGCGACGATTCAATGTTCCTTGTTAATCCTTCTTCAATTACTTTCTACGAAGCCCCTAAGACAACCTTGAGAGTCGAAGCACTTTCAAATGGTCGTTTACAGGTAGCCGTCTACGGATATTATGCAATTGCAACTAAACTTGCAGGCGGTATCCGTCGTTGGAACAAGTCCTGATCTAATTAGTTAGATCAATCGCGTTAAGGGGCGCAGGAAGCCTTCGCCCCTTAACTTTTAAGAAAGGTAGTCATGGCAGCCACATTTTGTACTGAAGCCGAGTTAAGGGCGAACCTTTCCTTGGGCAGCCTTTATACTTCCGCAACCGTTGAGGAAGTTTGTCAGGCTGGACAAAACATAATTACCGATTATCTTTGGAAAAACCAAGCCTTCAATTCTGCTCACTCACATATTGTTGGTTATGGAACTTTATATTTTGATACACCTCATGATTTCTTTGTCGGTCAAGTAGTAACGGTAAGCGGTAACGGCGCGACTTTTAATGGTTCTAAAACGATTACGGACATTGATACATATTCAATTACTTTTGTAACTACACACTCAACTGTTGAACCAATTCACCCAACTTCACCTTATGGAACTGTTGCTGCAACTGATTATGTAACATATAGTACTATTCCAGAAATTAAATTGGCGACGCTTATGGTATGCACGGAAATTTGGCAAGCAAAACAGGCAGCAAACGGCGGCGCATTAGACCCTAACTTCCAACCTTCTCCTTTCAAAATGGGTTCAACTTTAATTGCTAAAGTTAGAGGCTTACTTGCGAACCACTTAGCGCCCAATGGACTAATAGGCTAATGACAGTTGCCGTTACAACTCTCAGAGCCTCAATCAAGTCTGCGTTAAGTAACGCGGGGGTGTGGGATACATTTAGTTATGTACCAGCCACACCCACCGCCAATAGCGTTGTACTCAGGTATGCAGACCCAATGCTTGAGCCTAGCAACAATCAATACAATGTTGGGGCTAAAGCAAACTTTACAATTACTTGCATAGTACCAATGTTGGACAATCAGGCTTCTTTAATTGCATTAGAGGAAATGGTTTGTGCGGTGTTTTTAAAACTAAGCGCGTCAACTATTAAGTTTAATGTCGAAAGCGTTTCTGCACCTTCAGTATTGCAGGAAGCCCAAGAAATGATGGTTTCCACAATAAATATAAGCACACTAACAACTTGGAGTTAATCAAATGACACTTACAGACGAAGATATTGCCTTTCTTAAAAAGATCGGACAAGAACTACCGCAAGACAAGCCAAAACCAACAATCACTAAGAAAGACGAGGAATAATTAAATGGCAACATTTTTAAACAACAAAGTTGGGTTTAAGGTGGCAACCGTAGACCTAAGCGCGTATGTACAATCTTTTGTATTAAATCGCGTACTAGATCAAATTGAGATCAGCGCCATGGGGGACACCAGCCACAAATTTGCAACTGGGTTGTCAGCCGATACAGTAACCGTAACCTTCCTCAACAATGACGCTGCTTCAGGCGCAGGTTCAGTTCGTGCAACCCTTCAGGCTGCATTTGGAACTACTGTTGCCTTTACAGCAATTCAAGACACTTCCGGCGCTGTTTCAACAACAAACCCTCTTTATTCAGGTACAATTCTTATCGACAACCTAACAGACATCAATGCACCGTCTCCAGCAGACATTGGCACAATTGATATTACTTTTACTTGTAATTCAAAGACTGCTGTTGCTACGACAGGTACATGGGCATAACAAAGGACTAAAATGATTAAACTTAAGGTAACCAAGGCTTCAGGTGATGTTGCAGAATATGAAATAACACCTGTTATCGAGTACGCATTTGAACAACATTTTAAAAGTGGATTTCACAAGTATTTCCGTGATGAGGAAAAACAAAGTGCGGTTTACTGGTTGGCTTGGGAATCTGAAAGGCGCAATGGATTACACCCTGCGCCTTTTGGAGATTCCTATCTAGAAACTCTATCTAAAGTAGAGATTTTGGACGCCGACTCCCCAAATGGATAACGAGGGACTCCTTCCACTACCTTGTGGCTCGGTTAGCAATAACCACCGGATTACCTCACCAAACTTTTATTGATATGGACAGAGATTTATTAAGGGCGACCTTGGCTGTTCTAAAAGACGACGCAAAGGCTAGGGACAATGGCAACCGAAGTAAAAGGGTTAATAGAACTTAAAAAAGCCCTTAAAGACTACGCACCTAACCTTGCTGCGCAATTAGACGATCAAATGGCTTTAGCCCTTGGCGGTATTGTTAAAAAAGCGCAATCTTATGCGCCTGTTGATTCTCCTTTAAGCAATTGGAGTTACAGAAAACGATCTGAAAAAAATGCTGAAGGTCAAAGAAAATTTCCTTTGTATAACTCAGCAAGAGTGGTAAAGGGAATTAAATACAGTTCAACTCCAAGACGCACAAACAAAAAAGGTTTTAAGGCTGTTTATTACATTATCAATAAGTCAGCCGAAGGTGCTATTTATGAAACTGCCGGCAGAAAAAATCCTAACGGTCAACCTTGGGTTGGTCGCAAAGGAGACCCTAACGATCACTCAGTTAGCCACTCAAATAATCCTCAAGCCGGTTCAGATTTTATTCAAGCAATGGGTGAACTTAAACAAGGAAACATTGAAAGTTCAACAAAGCGTGGGCGTTACATGAAAGGTCGGTTGATCTTTCGGGCTTGGGCTGAAGATTACGGTAAGGCAAACGCAGCCGCTTTAACTGCTATTTACAATGTTAACGAGCAATTTAAAAAGAAACAATACTTTAGGAAGGTTATTTAATGTCCTTAGTAATTGATATTGTCGGACAGTTCTCAGGTAAAAAAGCCTTCGATCAGGCTGAAAGCGCAGCCGAAAAATTAGGTAGAACTGTTAAAACCGCTTTGATTGGCGTAGGAGTTACGGCGTTCGCCAAGTCAGCAATATCAGCGTTTGCAGCACAAGAAAAACAACTTAACCTTTTCAAAAATTCATTAAGAACTATTGGTTTTGAGTTTGCTACTTCAGACTCATTAGCGTTTTTAAATTCATTAAAACTTCAATACGGCGTGGTTGATGAACAACTAATCCCTGCCTATCAACAACTTCTTACAACTACACGAAGCCTAGCCGCTTCTCAAAATCTTACAAATGTCGCCCTTGATATTGCTGCTCGCCAAAACATTAGTGTTACTGCCGCCGCAGACGCATTAAGCAAGGCTTACCTAGGTAATACGAAGAGCGTAGGCGCACTTGGTTTGGGCATTAGTAAAGCGACACTTGCTTCAGGTGATTTTTCAGCCATATTAAAAGAGATTACCAATATCACTAAAGGGTCAGCCGCTTCAGCCGCCGATACTTTTTCCGGTAAATTAGCAAAGATAAAGGTTGCTGCCGATTCAGCAAAAGTAAGTATTGGTGCAGGCTTAGTTGAAGCCTTAATGCAGATTTCTCAATCAACAGACATAGATCAATTGCAAGGCAAGATCATCAATTTCGGTAATTCAGCAGCCGAAACACTAGCCAATGTTGGTAAGTTAATTTCTGAAAACATAGTTTTAATTAAATCTTTTGCAATTGTACTAGCCGCAGCGTTTACAGTTAATAAGATTGCCGCTTTTATTGCTTCACTTCAAACAATAATTAAAGTAGTTAAACAATTAAGAAATGCTTTAATTGCCAGCGCAGTAGCAAGAAACTTCTTATTTAATCCAATAGGCGCAGCCGCTTTAACGGCTGGCATGTTTGCGGCAATTGGCTTAGTAACAAAGGGCGTTGAGGCATTAAGTGATTCAACAACAAGAGCAACTGAAAATCTATTAAATCTATTTGGTGCGTCTAAAGCCTTAGGTGTTGGTGGAGATCAAGGCGGTGCTGCCAAATATGCTGAAGGCGCAGCCGCTAGAGCAGCCGCAGACGCTAAAGCCGCCGCAGCCGCGCAATTAAAGGCAACCCAAGCGCAGACCAAGGCGCTTAAAGATCAAGCCAAATTAAAGAAAGCACAAACACTTTTTGACTTAGATCAAATCCAAATCCTTGCAGCCCTTCAAGGTCAAGTTACCGAAGATGAGAAATTAAGACTATCTTTGCAATTGGCTTTAATTCAAGGTAATGCGTCTGAAGCCGAAAGACTTGCAGCGCAACTTGCCATTTCCCAATTACAAACTACTAATCTTGCTTTAGCAATTGCAAAATTGCCGGCTGCTTTAAATCCATTTAGAGATTATCCAGTAGATGTATTGGAAGCAATCAATGACATTAACGGAATACAAAAAGCACTTGACGGACTAAAAGCGCCAAAACTATCGGTCATTGTTGACATGGTAACAGTAGGCGGTGCCATTGGTGGTGGCGCAGGTGGCGCAGGTGGCGGTGGCTTAGGAATAGGCGCAACAGGTGGTGTAATAAGCGCATTAGGTGCTGGTGGAGATCAAGGAATTGGAAGATCATTAGAGCAGCGTAGAAATGATTTAACAAATTTAGAACTTGCTTTAGGTCGTGGTGGCGATCAAGGCAAGTCAGGTAGAACCAATGTAACCGTAAATGTTGCGGGAAGTGTTATTAGCAATAAAGACTTAGCAGACACAATTCGTATGCAATTAGTTGACTCATCTGCTTCAGGTTCTTTCTCAAGTATTGGCAGAGTTAGAGATTACCAGTAATGCCTTTACCAGTAACACTTAAAGTAACCTTAGATTTTTCTTCGGGCGCTACCTTTGGTTTTCCTATGGTTTTGGGAAGTGGAATTTTAGACCAAGACATTTTAGGTATTGAGGGAAGCGCAACTTTAATAGCAGATTTAACTAGCGTAACAAGACAAGTCAACATAACTAGAGGACGAAGTATTGGACGCGATACTTACGAGGCTGGTACTGCAATTATTACCGTTTATGATAACAACGGGGACTTTAATCCGCAAAACAATTTAAGCCCTTGGTATCCGTATGTAACACCTTTAAGAAAATTGAGAGTGTCTGCAATTTATAGCGGCACGGAGTATTTTCTTTATAGTGGTTATGTTCAGAATTATGCTTATAGATACGATCAGTCTGAAAGTGTTGGTTATACAGATATTTATTGCAGCGACGCTTTTAGATTATTTAACCTAGCAGTTATCAATACAATTACAGGCGAAGCCGCAGGACAAGACATAGGTACCCGAATCAATAAGATTTTGGACACCGTAGATTTTCCCGCCGGCATGAGAGAAATTGACACCGGCAATTCAACTGCTCAAGCGGATACAGGTGCAACAAGAACTTCATTATCGGCAATTCAAGCCGCAGAGTTTTCCGAGCAAGGCGCGGTGTATGTAAACCACGAAGGCAATGTTGTTTTTAAAAATAGAACAAACACAATAGGCGCTTCGGGAACTACCCCAATTTCTTTTAATCAAACAGGTAGTATTCCCTATAAGAGCGTTAAGTTAGCGTTTGACGATAAACTTATTCTTAATGTGGGAAAGTTCAAACGCGTGGGTGGTACTGAACAAGTATTTACCGACGCTGACAGCGTGGCTACTTACTTCCCTCATACCATGACAGCCGAGAATCTAATTCTTGAAACGGACGCGGAAGTGTTAAATGCCGCTGCTTTATTCATTTCCTCAAGGTCAGATACCACAATTCGTATTGACGAAATGGTTATTGACATGCTTGACACCAATGTCCCAACTGCCACAATCCTAGACATTGATTACTTTACAAATGCTTTGATAAGCAACATACAACCGGACGGTTCAGTTATTACAAAGAACTTGTCAATCCAAGGGGTTAGGTGGGATATAACCCCGAACAGCATGCTTGCAACCTTCCTTACAACCGAACCAATTTCCGACGGATTTATTTTAGACAATACGACTTATGGTCAGTTAAATGACGATATACTTACCTACTAAACAAGGAGAATAATGGCAAAACAGACCTTTACAACAGGGCAGGTATTGACAGCCGCCCAAATGACAAGTTTGCAGCAAACTGCAATGGGTGGTGGTTCACCTAGCACCAAGACGGCTTCTTATGTTTTAACAGCCGCCGACGCGGGAACTGTTATCCAAATGAACAGCGCAAGTGCAACAACAATTACTGTTAACACTTCGTTGTTTGCCGCAGGTGATTCAGTACAGATTCAAAACATTGGCGCAGGTGTTATGACTATTACGGCTGGTACTGCAACAGTAAATAGCGCAGGTAGTTTAGGCGTTACACAATATGACGGTGGATTTTTATATTTTAGTTCTACTAGTTCTGCAATATGGTTTGATTTTACTCAGGCTGGTACAACATTACCTTTAACTACTAAAGGTGATTTATTTGGTTACGATACTGGTAACGCAAGAATTCCTGTTGGGGCAGACGCAACCGTTCTTACAGCCGATTCAACTCAAGCACTAGGAGTTAAATGGGCTGCCCCTGCAAGCGGTGGTATGACTTTAATTAGCACCACTACTTTGACAGGTGCATCAATAACACTTTCATCTATTCCACAAACATATAATAATCTTTATTTTGTAATTAGAAATTACAAACCAGCAACTGATGATTCTCGAATTTTTTTGCGACCAAATAGCGATTCAGGTGCATCAAGATATAAAATCAATACTACAACTGTAGCCGATCCAGTTACTTTTGACTCCGCACAATGGGATTTGGGCGTTGGAAATGATAATTCGGTTGCCAATGCTTTAACTACTTTTACAATTCCAGATTATTTTAATACAGTTACTTGGAAAAACATATTTGGTTATGTTACCACAACAGATAATACAACAACTACATCTTTTGCTTATATGAATTTTACTGGTTCATATAATCAAACCGCAGCAATTAGTTCTATGCTTATTCTGCCTAATAGTGGTAACTTTACATCAGGCGAAGTTCTATTGTATGGAGTTAAATAATGACTAAATCAAATACACCACAAGTTAAAATTGTCAATTGCGAAACTGGCGAGGAAATTGTCAGAGATGCAACTGCTGAAGAAATTGCCCAAATAGAAATTGATAAAAAAGTTGGTCAAGAAATTAAAGCCCAAGCCGAAGCAAAGGCAAAGGCTAAGGCTGATTTATTATCAAAACTTGGCATTACTGCCGAGGAAGCAAAACTGCTTCTTTCATAATGAAACCGTGGTTATCAAAGGCTGCGGTTCAATTTAGAAATCAAGTTGATGACTGCTTCCCCGACAGGAATCGTAAAAGTGATGGGTGGATTGCTTCTTTGGCACATGTGTCTAGAGCGCCAAAATCAGACCATAACCCTGACGAAAAAACAGGTTGCGTCCGTGCAATTGATATTTCTATTGGGCTATCTGACGACCAACGGCTTCCAGCGTATTTGGCAGATCAAATTAGATTGTTCGGGAAGAATCACGGGCGTATCTCTTATGTAATCTTTGAGGAAAAGATTGCTTCGCCTTTACTTGGTTGGAAGTGGCGAAAGTACAAAGGCATAAATAAACATAACCACCACATACATTGTTCATTTCGTGCAGACCAAGATCATAATTCAGAGTTTTTTAACATACCATTACTAGGGGGTAACCAATGAAACTATCAGACAAACACATTGCGGCAATTAAGTCTTACGCAAGAGCAGTAATCGCAAGCGGCATTACAGTCATTTTGGCTATTGCCGCAGATATGCGCCCTGAGTACGCAATTCTTTTAGGTAGCGTTTTAGCGCCTGTTATCAAGGCAATTGACCCAACCGAAAAACAATACGGTCTAGGTAGCAAAGAGTAATGACAGCCCTTGAGTGGGCTGGCTTTGCGGCTGGAATAACTACCACACTAATAGGTTTGCTTGCCGGCTTACGCTGGCTAGTAAAAGGTTGGCTAAATGAACTTCGTCCTAATGGCGGGTCAAGCATGAAAGATCAACTCACTTCTTTACAAAAAGAAACGACACGCCTTTCTGATCGAATAGATGAACTCTTTATTGTCATTAGTAGGAAGTAAACTTATCTCATGGCTAACACTCGTAAGCGTAAGAAGATCAATAGGCGTGTGGTTCGCCGTTCGCCTGAACCTTTATCTAAATTAGATGTTTTTATGATTACAAAGCATGAGATATACCGCGCAGCAAAAAAGGCTGGATTCTCAAACGAGGTCGCTTGGTTTTTTATGCAAGAACCCCACGCACTTCCGGATTGGGTAAGCAATGATTCGCCCGACGCTTTAATTCCTCGTATTGACCCAACAGAGGACGACGAAGAATAGTGAGGCGCGTCGCTTTCATAAGCGATTTACAGTCCCCGTTCTTTGATGAAAAGAGCGTGAAGGTAGTAGGAAAGTTTTTAAATAAATGGAGACCCCACCAAACTATTCAAATTGGTGATGAGATTGACCTGCCTCAACTCGGTGGATTCAATGCCGGAACTATTGATGAAATGGTCGGTAACTTAGACGAAGATAGAAAAACAACTCAAGATGTTCTTGATTACCTTGGCGTTACAGATGTAGTAGGAAGTAACCATGGAATTAGACTTTATAGATCAATCAAAAAAAGACTTCCAAGTTTTCTTAACTTACCCGAATTACAGTATGAACGCTTTATGGGATACGACAAACTTGCTATCAAGTTTCACCCACACGGACTTGACTGGGCTTATGGTTGGACGGCAGTTCATGGGGACGCTTTCCCCCTTAGTCAGGTTGGTGGACAAACGGCTTTAAATGGGGCTAGGAGACTAGGAAAGAGCGTAGTGTGTGGACACACCCATAGACTAGGCTTAGCAGCCTTTACAGAGGCGTCTAGGGGTCAATTAGGGCGTACCTTATGGGGATTAGAGGTCGGAAATCTTGTTGATCTCGCTTCAAGTGGTATGGCTTACACAAGGGGCTATGCTAACTGGCAGCAAGGATTCGCAGTTGCCTATGTTAAAGATCGTAAAGTTCAGGTAGTCCCTATACCTATCAGTAACGGCACATTTATATTTGAAGGTAAATTGTATGAGTAGAGAAACAGATTATGTGCCTAGAACCATTGATGAACAGATTGATGAGTTCGACTCTCTAGGTCTACTTTAGGGTTCGTTACCAAATCGTTATACGCCACGCCATGTACGGCGTTGTAAATGTCTGCCACATGAGTCATGCTTTCCCTATCCAAGTAAACGGACTTGGTTTAACGGAAAGGTTTTAAATGAAAATCAAACATGCTATCAATCTTGCCAATGTCAAGATTAACCCATTGGATTTTGAAAGATTAACAGAAAGCCAAATGGAGTTCAAGGGTCAGAACTGGGAAATCCAACAAGATCGTTTTGACCAAGAAATGAACTTTAACCATGAGTACATTTTTTGGGTAGAAAACTATGCTTCCTTGGTTCTTGCTACACATTTTCTTGACCAAGTAGGTCATACCTACTCAATCGCCTACGACGACGCAGTTGAGTTGTATTGCTTTACAACAGACTACGCAAGCGCTTGGACAAGATAATGAGAGACGCTGGATTGCTATGGTGCGCCATTATGGTAGGTATGATTTCTGTATGGTACATAATTGCCTTAATAAGAGAAAACGCCTTTCAAAATGGTTACTGGAAGGGACGCGCTGCGGGCTTTGAATCTCACCGCAGAATTACAAACATAGCGAAACAGTCAGATGAGGTTTTCGATTATGAAAAACACTAGCGAACTACTTGAGGAAGTAAGGGAGACATTGTATGCAAGAGGGCGCGTTTATGGAAGCAGTCGAACAAATCACGAACGAATCTCAGAGTTGTGGACTGGTTACCTTGGAACTTACATATCGCCTATGCAAGCCTCAATGTGCATGCTCTTGGTCAAAGTCTCAAGACTTACCGAGACACCAACTCATCAAGACAGTATTAAAGACCTCATTGGTTACGCGGCGATTTACAATGAACTCTTAAATTCTTATGAAAACGATTTTGGGGGTGAAGTAAATGGCATTTAATATCAACGACTATGAAACGGTAGAGGTGCGCCTTGGAAAGTTTATTGCTGAATATCCTGACTTTAGGATTTATACTGAGTTGTTGGAGTCTAGTCCTACGCGTTTTATTGTTAGGGCTTCGATATACCGTACGGAGTTGGACGCCTATCCTTGGGCAACTGGTCTTGCTTATGAGATGGTTACGGATAGAGGTGTCAATCAAACTTCTGCTTTGGAGAACTGCGAAACTTCTGCAATTGGCAGAGCCTTGGCAAACGCAGGTTACGCCCCTAAAGGCAAGCGACCAAGTCAAAGCGAAATGGCTAAAGTCGTTGCAATACAGAGTGAACCCAAAACAATCTATGGCAGACCAAACTCAAGATCAGCCGCAGTAGAGGAAATTTTAAGAAGTTCCTTTAGTGTTGATGAATCAGAACCCGCACCTACACATTGGACAATTGGGGAAGTTGTAGACGCAATTGGTAGTTCAACACCTAACCCACCGCCCGAGTGTGAACATGGCAGCATACTCAAGACCGGTATTAGCAAAGGCGGAAAGCCTTATTATGGATATGTTTGTAAAAGTAATATTAAAGAACATGCTGTTTGGGCAACCATGTCCCCTAATGGACGCTGGTTCTTTAAAGGAGATGAATAATGAAAACCTATTCAATAGTCTTTGAGGAAATGGGTATTGATGAACAAGGTTACTATTTAATAACTTGTAAAGGTACTCGATTTAGATTAGTTAAATGCAAACCTGTATGTGATATGAGTAAAAATGGGTGATTTAGAAATGATTGACCCAAGTGGTCTTAGAGCAACCTTTACGGATAAAGGCATTGCTTTAGATATAGTCCCGTTATCGGAGTGTTGCGAGATGTGTAATGACCCTCGCATGATGACTGTTGACGGAGTTAGAAAATGCGTTAGTTGCGAGTGCGTTAATCATATTGATTATGGCTTTCATGCCTAGATATGATTTCCTTTGCGAGTTCTGCTTGACGCAGGTGGAACTCGTATTGGCGGTAGATCAGCAAGTGCCTAGGTGCGAAGTTTGTCGGGGACTACTCAGGCGCGTATGGTCTACCGTCCCTATTCATTTTAAGGGCGAAGGTTGGGCTGGCAAAACCAAGTGATACATGATTTAACTTGGGTATTTAAATGTAATAAGTGTGCGAAACCTATGTTGTTCTATCAAAAAGCAGGCTTTGACGCCGGTGAAGAACATGTAGTTGTTATGTGTGTCAAATGTGAAAACACCGGTGTAAAGGCTAGAATTGAGGCTATAACCGATAAAGAGGTTGTTCATTGTGCTAAATGTGGTGCATGGAAAATGGAAAGTAGTTCTTGTATCACATGCAAAAAGATCAATGCCCTGAGTGTTTAAGTTACAACACTACAACTATTAAGGCAGGTTCGGATTATGTTTCTGATTGCAAAAACTGTTTACACAATTGGGTTGAAGGTTGGGGATAACCTTGTGGACACGCCGATAACATGCGGAAAGTTATCCACATGATTGACAGGGTGAGTACACTATCAGCAAGCGACGCGCCTTTAAGCGCGAACGCGAGCCGCTTTAGCGGATTGCTCGCGAGTTCGTTGCTGTTAGTTATTGGGGTATCTCTTTGCTTAATGGTATTAAGCCTTAATCCTAAAACTATTGATTCCTCTATTGCGGTATCATTTAAACCTAATGTATCTGTTAAAGAATATGCTGCTCAAAAGATTCAATCAAAAGACCAATGGGTGTGCTTGTCGCGATTGTATGGTAAGGAGTCAGCGTGGAATCATAGGGCTATTGGTAACCTTAATGGTACTGCCCCTGTTTATGGCATACCACAATTAAAGAACCCATTGATGTTAACTAAGAACGCTTACGAGCAAGTCGATTACGGACTCAAGTACATAGCCCATAGGTATAAGTTCGATAAGTACGGCAATGTTAATGCGTGTAAAGCGTTACAACATTTTAAGAACAAAGGTTGGCATTGAGTAAGAAAGCATTAGGTACTGCTCGTTGGAAGAAAACTAGGTTAGCCGTATTAGCAAGAGACGGTTACATTTGTAGTTACTGCGGACAAGAGGCAGATCAAGTAGACCACATACAAAGCAGAGTATCCGGTGGGGACATTTTCAATTT